TACGAGCAATTTCTTTATTTGCATCTGAACCAGAATTCCATAGTTCTGAATTGTGTTCGGATACTGGATCTTTTTGTCCAAGTGTGGTAAGAGAGTTCTCTATATACCAACCACCAGTTCCTTGAAATGCATGAGTATAAACTCTTGACCAAGGAAGATCACAACCTTCGGGTTCTGGAAGAAAACGAATGATTGCATAACCATTACCAGATTTGTCTACGACTGGCTTCCAGATACGCTCATCTACGTTACTGTTACCTTTGTCGTTGATCTTTTCGACCTGTCTAATTAACTTCTCTGTAAGAGAACCAGATCTGGATTTCTTTTTTAAATTTGCGAATGACATGCGGATAAATTTGGATATTTGTTTTGTTGTATTAAAGACCATCTGCCCGACTCATAGAGTTGCATCTTAGGTCGAAAAAAAGGGGGAGGTTGGATTCCTGTGTACCAACAAAAGATGGGCATTACTACAGAGTAAATACATCTTTGCCTGAGACCCGACTGGTAAGTCGATTCACCTCTCGGTGCAGCACCACCTGTGTCTCATCACCTTAACCAGCAATATGCCAGTAAGTTTATTCAGTCACTCCCTATGTTGCGTCCAACAAATATAATATAGCAACAAAATAAGAAAGTGTCAACCCCTATAAACCTTAAGAAATTATTAACATTACTGCCAGTACTCATCTAAAACATCAAACACTCTATTAAGAGTCTGGTTAGCACCAACACATTCCCATTCTCCTTTCTCTCCTATTTCACACTTGTAATCTAATTCTCTTTTTAATTGCATGAGTCTATTAGTCATAGCAACTTTATCTAGTCTGCCATTCATATGCTTACTCCCTAAAAACTTTAATTGTAGAAAGAAAAAATGAACTTAAACTTCTTCTGCTTTTTTCTTCTTACTACCTATATTATATTTGGTCTCAAGTATCCAGTCTCCTTTGTCTTTATATGCTAATACTTTGATCTGATTTAAAGGAGCAATATCCTGTATTTTATCAGTATCTACAATACCAACCAATCCCCAGTCAGCAAGAAGCTGAGCAATACGATTCCTTCTTTGAACATCATTAGATGTTAGGTTAGCATGCTTACCATCAAGAGCAAAGAGTTCTTTGAAATGAACAAGGTAATACCTTCCCTGCTTATGCAGTATATGACATGATTGATATATCTTCTTTTCTTTTCTCGATGCTACTCCAATACGAGTCAAGGTTTCTCTAACTTTCAAAAAATCATCGGGTTCATTGAGTAAGACTTCTACCATCCTCTCTGGCGACCACGTCACTTCAGGTTCTCTAACAACACTCATCGTTTTCCTCCAGTTTCAAATTTAGATTTTATAAAATCAAGTTGTTCTTGTGTTAGAATTCTCAAAGCTTGTTTTGCCTTTTCGTTACTATAACCATAATAACGTTTTACCAAGTCAAGATCTTTGATCGTATCTTTACGGAGCCAAGGAGAGTATCTCTTCTTAGTTCTGAGTGTATTTAGTAAAAAATCATATTGAAGCTTCTTTTGCAATAAAGGGTTCATATTCATCTCATTTGCAAACATAATTGCATCAAGATGACCAGAGAAACAACGATTGATAATATAGGCAGGATAGTCTTTTTCTAGAGATGGATCTTCGTCTATTATATTTTTCTTTGATAGATTTATTGAATTTAACCAGTCTTTTAATTCAGTGCTCATATTTTTTTAATTCAAGTGTAACTTTATCTAATAGATCCTGATGATAATCATACCACACTTTTGAATGGAATGGCATATCTCCTCTCTCTTGATATGGAATATAAGATCTTAAAAAAGATAATTGATTCTTTAACATTTTCAATTGATCATAATCCAACTCTATCACGCAGTAACCTCCACTGTACAAGAACAAACAAGATTTCTATCTCCATAAACATTATCAATTCTTGAAACTGCTGGCCAGAACTTACGTTTAGGGTTATTAGGAAATACTGCTTCCTCTCTTGTATATGCATGATCCCATTGACCACATACTTCTGATTCTGTATGTGGAGCATTCTTGACAATATCTGGGATAGTATATATCTCTCTTTTTATTTTTTCCATAGCATCTACAAATCTTTGAAGTTCATCTAATGATTCTGATTCAGTTGGTTCAACCATCATAGTATTTGCTACTGGCCATGATAAAGTAGGAGCATGAAAACCATAATCCATAAGTCTCTTTGCTACATCTTCTGCGGTAACAGGAAGAGTACGACAATCAAAAATACATTCATGTGCAACACGACCATTCTCTGCTTTGTATAGCACTTTAAAGGATGGATCTATTTTGTAAGACAACCAGTTTGCACTTAAAAGAGATATTTCACTTGCTTTTCTTAATCCATCTGCACCCATCATTCTAATATACATCCAACTGATAGGTAGTATAGATGCACTACCTTGCTCTGCTGCTGATACCTGATGTGTAACAAAAGGTGTCAAATGTTTTGCAACCCCGATAGGACCAACACCTGGACCGCCCCCACCATGAGGGATGCAAAATGTTTTATGCAAATTCAGATGACATACATCAGCACCATACTCACATGGTTTTGCTAGACATACTTGTGCATTTAGATTTGCTCCATCAAGATAAACCTGACCTCCATTCTCATGAACAATTCTACAGATATCTTTAATAGTAGGTTCAAAGACACCATGAGTAGAAGGATATGTAATCATGATTGCAGCAAGTTCAAAGGTATTCATGATTGCTTTCTTCTCTAAATCTTCTAAATCAATATTTCCATCATCATCACATTTAATACCCACAATCTTCATACCTGCCATAATAGCACTGGCAGGATTTGTTCCATGAGCACTTGTAGGAATTAAACATACGTTTCTCTTTGTATCTCCACGACTTTTATGATATTCTTGTATTGCAAGCAAACCTGCATACTCTCCCTGTGATCCTGCATTTGGTTGTAATGATATTGAATCAAATCCAGTAATCTCACACAACCATCCTTTTAAATCATTGATTATGATATCGTATCCTTCTACTTGATCTTTAGGTACAAATGGATGTATGTTTGCAAACTCTGGCCATGATACAGGCATCAGTTCTGATGCTGCATTTAATTTCATAGTACAACTACCTAATGGCATCATACCATGTATCAATGAATAATCTTTTGCTACTAATTCATTAATATATCTCATCATATTAGTTTCGCTATGATACTTATTGAATACATCTTGTTCTAACCAATTCTTTTTTCTTGTAGGTATATCTTTCCATACATAACTTTTACAGGTTTCAAACACATGATTAATAGTACTTGATTGTGTATCAAAATCCAGTTGAGTTTGTATTATTTCACTAATTTCAGATAATGTAGTAAGTTCATCTACAGATAAAATCATCCAACCATCTTCATATCTGGCATTGAATTTTTTACTTAAAGAAATAAAAGAATCCATATCGGTCTCTACTCTTATAGTATCGAAACCCTCATCATCATCAACATTCTTATTACACCATTTTAATGCTGTTTTTAACGTTTCTCTATATCTTAATATTCTATTTGATATTCTTTTCAGACCTTCCGCACCATGGTAAGCAGCGTAAAAACCTGCCATATTTGCGAGGAGTGCTTGAGCAGTGCATATATTGGATGTTGCTTTGTCTCGTCTTATGTGTTGTTCCCTTGTTTGCAATGCTAGCCGTAGTGCTTTATTACCTTGGGAATCTAGAGACTGCCCTACAATACGTCCAGGAATCTTTCGTTTATATTTCTCAGTGGTTGCAAAGAATGCTGCATGAGGTCCTCCATACCCCATAGGCACTCCAAATCGTTGCATACTGCCGACTGCGATATCAAAACCTATATCTGCTACAGGTTTCATTAAAACCTGACACAAGGGATCTACGATAGCAATCTTCATACATTTATAAACTTCTGCTAATTTTAATAATCCATCAGGATGTCTCAACTTACCATGATTATTTGGAAATTGAACTAATAACCCAAATGCATCAACAAAGAATGCCATTGGTATTGAATCATCCAAATCAAGTTTAATTATATTAATACCTAATGGTTTTGCTCTCGTTTCTAATACTTTTAATGTCTGTGGAAATATTTTATCATCAACTACAAAATCAGTTTTCTTACTACTAGCACTATGAGCAAGTATCATTGCTTCTGCAGCTGCAGTTCCTTCATCTAACAGTGATGCATTTGCTACAGGTAATCCTGTAAGTTCTGTGATTAATGTTTGAAAATTAAATAATGCTTCTAATCTACCTTGAGATATCTCTGCTTGATATGGAGTGTAAGAAGTATACCATGCAGGATTTTCTAGAACATTGCGTTGAATAACAGGTGGAACTATTGTTCCATAATATCCTTGCCCAATCAGTGATCTTTTAACTTCATTTCTTTCTGCAACTTCTTTTAATTCTGTTAGTGCTTCGTGTTCACTACATCCATCAGGTAATTTATTATCTCCTCTTAATAGGATAGAATCTGGAACTACTTGTCTTACAAGTTCATCAATGGAACTAAGTCCCAAATCAGATAACATTTTAAATTGCTCCTCTTCTGAGGGTCCTATATGACGTTGAATAAACTCTGACATAGAAATTATTTTATTGGTTAATGTAACCTTCTTTCTTTAATTTATCATAATTATAACACCCATCAAAACTAAATTCCAGTTTTGGTTGATTTGTTTTATAGTTTACTAACAATAACTCCTTTCTTTGTTTTTGTTCTCTCATATATTCTCCAACAGATCTCATAGTATAAGTCATATCAAATTCAGCTGCATTCCATTTAGAGTCAACAAAACGATCCTTAACTAATTGACTAGCATTATAACTAATCATCATATCAATATTAGAATCTTGACAATCTTTTGCGAATAGATCATGATCAAATCGTTTATGCATTTCCCCTTTCTTACCATACAAATTATCTTTTATATCATATGGAGGATCTAAGTATATAAAGATACCATCATGTAAATCATTCTTTAGTAGATATTCATATGAATATTGATTTATATTCCAACCAGATATTATTTCAGAATAACCAGGTAACTTTTCAATACCTCTCAATGAAAAATTAGAAACAGATGCCTGTTGGGAAAATGAAGAACTTTCTGTTAGTCCACTAAAAGAGCACTTATTAACAACATAAAATCTAGCAGCACGTTCTAAACTATTAATACTTTTATCGTTTACCAACTCTTTAGATTCAACGAATAATTCTCTTGCTGAATCTGGTTCTGGATAAGATGATTTAAAATCTTTTATAGTGTCTGTTAATTCATCTCCAAATGTTTGTAATTGAATCCAAAAATTATATAATGGTTCATATAAATCATTTACTGTAATTTTAAGATGAGGATACTTTTTTGCAATATGAATTGCTACACTACCGCCACCTAAAAAAGGTTCTCTAAACTCTGTATAATTTCTAAGATCTGGAAAGTATTGATCCATCTTAGTGCAAGCACGAGACTTGCCACCAGGATAACGAAGTGGAGTTTTGTGTGATTTAGTCGTCATGATCGTCCCAAGGATCTGTTAAATTTTCATTAGCAAAGAATCCTTTATATACACCATATGCTGTTAACAAAACAGTAATGACTGCAATTGATATACCAAAGGTAAAATCAGGATCTAAATTAAGATGCATATTATTGTTCCTCTCCAACAGGTTTAGGTTCTTCTTGCATTATAATATATTTTCTTTCATCAAGGACTTCATTGATGAGTTGTTTTAATTCTATTTTAAGTGCGTCCGATATAAGATTCATTTTATTAACCACCATAGGTGGGATGGCATCACGTTGTTCTTGTAATGATTTACCACCACTCTTTTCAGTTCCAAATGACATTCCTTGAGTATCAATCTTCATAGTGCTTATCCTTCAATCTCCATTTGTCCTAATATTTTACGATCTGGAATTACAGGATAACCTCCGCTATTTCTAGGAGATTCGTATGAAGGAGAATCTTCTAACTGAGGTATAGTAATCAGTAGAGGAGTTTTTAACGATTCATCGAATGATTCTGCCATTCTACGGAAACCATTTCCAACATAAACTTGTCCTGTTACAACTGCAATGGTTGCGGTTCCCCAGAAATAGTAATACCACCTTGATTTAACTTGTGCTTTTACTTTTGTTTTTGATACAGTCATTTGTATACTATTCTGTATATTCTATTCTACCTTATTTTTCTCTTCTTGTCTACTCTTCGCTTTTTCCCAATATTCTATGAGGGATTCTAATTCTAGAATCCTAGTCTTAGCACTATCGATTTTGTTTTGAAGATCCATTTACAGAATTAATTTTTTACTAGGTTTTTGTATCTTACCATACATCAAGTTATATTGTTCGATAATCTCTTCTTGAGGATTTGCAATGTATACAACATACCTTTTAACAACTTCAAGTTCATCCTTTTCAAGTAAAGGAGACCAAGGGGCAAATCCTATTTGTCCTTCTTGTTGTGAAGGAACTGCCACAATTGGATCTGTGATTGATATTGATTCAGAATCCTCTTTAACAAGATTGGCGATTACATCTTCGCCAGACCACATACGGATTAGTTTTACGTTCATTAGTATTCTCCAAATAGTGTAGAAATTAAAATTACTCTTCGACCTTTGCTTGGTCTTTTCATATAATGTTTTCCTGTAAAAAGAATTACATCATCTTCTTTTGGAGAATGTTTCTTATTCTCCACAATTGTTTCTCCATCAGTATTAGTTAGATAAACAATTAAATTAGAATGGGGTGTATGTGGATGATCTATATGTGGATCTGAGTATTGATGCCCTGCATCAGGATGGGTAGCATTTGCATTTGATCTCAAGAAAAAATATGGAAGATCTTTATACAGACCATTATAATCCACAAGTTCACTCATAACAATAAGATTTTGATTAGTCCATTTGGAATGAGATTCTGAATATCCGTTCAGTTCTGGTCTCTGTAAAAATACATGACTATAGAAAGGCATATTTGTTGATACATTATGTCTCCACGGAAACTCATTTGAGAGAACAAACTTTTTAAATTTTTCATAGTTTTCTGTTTTGGGATTTTCTAAAACTTGAATCACTTAAATTCACACTCAACCATGATTTCAGTTAACGCTGCCAGAAGATTAATTTCTTGATCTGCGACGAACGCAATTTGGTACTGATATTTTGCAATAATAAGGACAGCAGCAGGTAT